CGTCTACTGTGTCGAAGTTGATATACGAGCCTACTGGGTATAGCCACTCGGAGCCGGCAGACCATGACCATTGCGTGATATACGCGTCGTCGCTAACGCGGTATAATTGGCAATCTACTTGCCCTGTACCCTCACGCAATATGCGGAGGTAAGCCGATGTTTCAGTCCTACTAACGAGTTCTACTGCCATTGTATTGACTTCCTTTCATAACCATTATAGCACAAAAAGAGCGCCCCCACCCGAGCGCTCTTTATTTCTAGGTGGCTATTTGATTCTTTCGATGGTATCACCAGCGAATAATCCATAACCGCCTGCGCTTGCCCAGCCATCATAGACAGTCGGGTAAAGCACATATTTAGTGGACTTCCACGAGCGAGCGTAGTCGTTCATGGCTTCTCCCCACTTAATCTCGCCCTCGCAGCGTTTCATAATCTCACCGAGTGTATCACCCGCTTTGACTTCGATAACGTCGCAGTTTTCAGGCGTTGGTTCCGGCTCTGGTTCTGGTTCCGGTACGATATACGCATTCGGTCTGAAAGCGCCAGCAAACGAGCCTAACGAGATTTTAATAACGTTGACTGCGCCACCGCCACCTTGACACGCTGCGCCACCTTGGTTTTGACCTGCTAACATGATGTAGCCACCGTCATAGTAGCCGAGAGCCATGCCGATATGACCCCATGTGCCGTTGTTGAATACAACCCAGTCGCCCGGCTGTAATTGTGTCGGGTCTTCTATAAGGGTAAAGTCATTGCCAGCGTTGATATACTTACAATCACCAGCCCATGTGCCTTTAGCCGCTCCGGTTCCACAGGTAGACAACCTACGCCCAGCGTAGTTTTGCCAGAATAAATCCCCGTAATCCCAGCATTGACCGCCGTACGCCCCGTCGGTGTTCCAACATTGGTTTTTGGTGTAATCATAGAAGATATAAGGCGTATCAGTTGGCGCCCAGTAATAGGTACCGAGCCCGCATTCTTCTTCGTTCTCGTCACATTCGGTAAGGTTCGACGCGTTTTGAGAGTCCACTGCTTCGACCTGTGTGGCATTCTTAACCTCAATCTCGCCGTCCGCCGTCTCGATAACTTCTGCTTGAGGAAGTTCCAGAGAATACGAGGATTCCACCGTGATATTAGTTTTGCCATCTTCGCCAGTCTGTATGCTGATTTGAGTGCCGCCGACGATTCCGCCGACCACGCCAACAATGAGCATTATGGCTGCGATTATGGCTTGTTTGATATTGTCGCGCATATTTCCTCCTTTCTTGGTTTACACGCTTATTCTTATTATACCACCTTTAACTCTTTTTTGAAGTTGTTGCCGTTCTCCTCGTTGCCTTGGAATCCTATCACGTAGTGCAGAATCTTCGTCTCCTGCGTTTGTAGGTTCTTCTCCATGCGCCGGTAGTATATTGGTCGCACGTTTTCGAGGTCGCGCTTACACTTAAACCACTCGTAGTGTTTGGTTGGTATTCCGTATCTGTTATTTTCGTCGTAATAGATGACCGGTCGTTTCGGATTCTCGAACGACACGGTATATGTTTTGTCGTTATTAAAAATGCAGAACTTTACCAGTCTGACGTTCAGGTGTTCTTCTTGGTAATCGAGGAAGTCACGGAACGACGAGGGGTTATATTCTGCTTTGCAGTCATGCTTCGAGTATAAGTCTTCGGGGTCTTGGGTGATTTTCTTACCGTTTGAGAACTCCGCCCTCCAGAGGTAGGCGAACCACATAAACGGATTTTTCTTTTGCATTTATTCTCCTTTCTTGCCGGCGCGAATCTGTTTCAGATATTGCCCGTATGTATTTTCGGCGGCGCGCAATTTGTCCTGCAAGCCGTCACGTTGATTTTCTAGTTTTTCTATCTCACGTAGCAGTTCGCGCTTCTTCTCTGCCAACTCCTCATACTCTAATTGTAAGTTGAGCAACGCCTCATTGCCTGATTCGGAGGCGTCGTCAATCTCTTTTCGGGTTTTGGCGAGTAGTTGGCGTAAGTCTGCCAACTCCCCGCCGTTTCCGATAAGTGTTGAGAGTTCTGCGCCCACTGTTCTACTCCGCTAAACCTAAATCTCTCTCTAGCGCTGCACGTGCTGCTGCGTCTCGGTCAATCTCGGTGTCTTTGCCTTTATTCGGGTCGAATATGCCATCGTAAACCATAGACATAAACTTCTTGAATACGGCAGGGTTATTCATAGAGGCTTCTACACCACCTCTGTAAGACTGCTGGCACCACTGCTTGTAGAATCGCGTAATACCGACGTATGCTTCCCAACCCGGAATCGTGATGTCTTGTCCGGCGCGTAGAATACGAGTTTTTGCATAATCTCTACCTACACCGTAAACACGACGAGTTTCTGCACTAGGTTGTTCTATCTTGATGTCTTTCGGGTCAGAATATACCCAACCGGTATTGAAATCGAACGGGTTTTTAATCGTCACGAGGTCTGTCGGGCTAAAGTATTCCATAAGCGCCTCACGAATAGTGAGCCTACCGCCAGCGCCACCAGAACGTACGTTGGCTTCTGATACAGAACTTTCCAAGAGTTCCTGCGCCATCTCCGCGTCTTCTAGTGAGGTGTCTACCTTTTTCTCTGGGGCTTTGGCTTTTGGCGCCTCGGCTTTCTTCTCGACTTTATCACTAACTTTATCACTAACTGTGTCTTTTTCTTCTTTGACTTCCTCGGCTTTTGGCGCCTCGGTCTTTTTGGTATCTTTGGTATCACTCATTTTGATTGTCTCCTATTTAATCTAAATCTTCTAGCGCTCGGTCTAGCACGTCCTGCGTGGACATTCCGAACTTGTAGTATTTATGTTCCCCCTTTGCTTTGTCGCTTGCGGATTTGTTGGTTGACTTCTTGCCACCGGCTATCTTCTGCGCAACTTTCTTGCGTTCTTCGTCGCCTTTGGCTTTAGTATCAGCCTTTTTGGTCTCCGTCTTCTTGAACTCGTCAGGGTGAGCCGACTTGTAAAGCGTCAATGCGTCCTCTACTGTCAGATTCACGCCTTGTCTGGCGCGTTCTACGCGGTAATTAAGCACGTTGTTGATGGTTTTAACGGCTGGGGCGTTATCGAACTCCTTTGTGCCGTATTCAGCCTTTGGTGTAGGCAATGCGCCGCTCTTTTGGAGGGCTTTCACTGCGTCTACCGTCCTGTGGGCTTCTGCTAAACGCGCTTCCTCTTGCTTCGCACGTTCGTCACGAGCGTTGAGGGCATTTAACATACCATTCATGCGGTTTGACTGCTCTTGCATGGCTGTCATAAACTCCGTTCGAGCCTTTTCGTCCTCGAACTTAAAGTCTGCCGGCAACTGGTCTGGCAACTTGACGTTGACAGTCTTGCCATTGGCACCACGTGCAGTAATAATAGGTAGATTATTGTAGACAATCTTATTGTTGTCTGGCGTATCGTCCCACACTTCTTGTGGCACTTCCGCTGGTTTGCGAGTCATGCGCTCGAATTGCGCCTTTTCTGCTGCGGCGCGCTTCTGGGCTTCTTCCTCCGCCTTTTTATCAGCGTCGGTAGGAGTTTTAGAGTAGCCACGCTTTTTGGCTAGTTCCTCGAACTCGTCGTCCGACATCTCCTCTTTTTTCTTTACGCTTTTGGAGGTCTTATCTGACTTCCCAGACTCACTATCAGAGCCAGAATCATTATCGTTATTATCGTCGTCAGAGGCATTGTCTTCTCCCTCCTCGTTATCTTCCTCGTCGCCGTCGTCTGATTCGTCGGCTTCGTCTTCTCCCTTGTCCGTTTCTTCCGAGGTTTCTTCCTCGTTGGTAGTTTCGGATTCGCCGGTGTCTTCAGCACCGGTGCCTTTTTCGTCGCCACCACCGTCGTCACCATTTGAGGTGTCTTTTTCGTCGGCGGATTCGGCGGCTTCTAGCGCATTAAGCGCAATTTCCGTTAAGTCTGCGTCCATTTGGCTGCTTGCCTTTCTTTTAATGGTTAATGTTAATACTTCCATTATACCATAAACACGTTCAATGTCGCAAAATATATGTTGTGCGACTATTGCATGATGGTCTGACCCATCATTCCACCTGCCATGTTATCTACTGGCTGGACTGCGTTTGCGGATTCTACCATACCTTGAGGCATAGACATTCCTTGAGACGGCATTTGCTGTTGCATGAGTTGGTCGCCCATACTCTGCCCGCCCATTATTCCGCCTGCTGGTTGAGCCATCGGCATACCTTGAGGAGCCATTGGAGCCTGCGCTGGGAGTTCTGGCACGTCTGGAGTTATAGGCGCGTTCGGGTCTAGCAATAAGCCCTGCATACTGGCTTCTTGTAGTCTCACGCGCTGCTGCAACTTAAACACCTCGCCCTGAATATGATTTATCATGGCTTTTTGGCGTTCCGGTTTAGCATATAAGAATCTGTCAGAGGTAATCTGCGTACGGTGTGCGAGTATATGCTCTGCGTCGATGTCGTCGTGAGGCTCTATCACTTCACCATTCATAATGCAAGCGAAGTCGATATAAGCCGTGCGGTTCTGGTTCTCTGCGCGTACTTCTTCAGAGAGGGAGTCCGGAGACATCTTGAACTTGACTAGAGTTTCGTAGCGCTGGTCGGCGTTCTTCATGCCCAAGTCCTTAAATAGGTTGTACGGGTCAATCAAACCGAGTTTCGCGAGTGTCATGGCTACGTTCTCTTGACGTTCCTTATTCTTCTGCTGCGTTGTACCGTGTTCCACAGACACCCATGCAACATCGGGGATTCTCTCGCGGGAAAGTTCTACCTGTACGAACTTACCGTCATTGTCGCGACACGCAAAGAACTTCGGCGTATCGTACCAAACTTTCATCATTTGCACGAGTAATTTGTAGTACCTGTCCAAGCCCTGCTCTAGCGCACGTATAACAGCGTCCTGTCGTCCGGAGGCTTGTGTCTGTACCATTCTAGCCTCTCCGAGCGTACCGACTCCTCCACGGTCGTCAGAGCCTCTAAATTGAGCCGGTGTACCCATAATCTCATGAATAGCGTTCTTCACGTCCTGCTTGTCATTCAGCACATAATTCGGGAGTAAATGTGGTTCAATCGAGCCGTATGCGTTCGATAGCGGGTCTGATTCGGTCACGTTGAGCAGCAGAATCTGGTTCGGGTCGCGAGTGATATTTTCTGCTTCGTCCGATGTGATGGCACCAGATTTCAATACTAGAATAGCGTTCGCTGTGTCTGCGTTCTCTACGATTTGTCGTCCGCGCTTGTTTAGAATATCTTGCAGTGGAATCGCCTGCTCAAACGGCGTTGTCTGGTCTATCACGTGCTTACCGTCGTTCATGTAGTTAAATATAATATAAGGCTTCTCGGCACGTTCTAGGTAGTTCGTAATCTTCACGCCGTCTTCGTCATAGAGGAAGTTCGGGTTCTTTTTCTTATCTAATAAGAGGTCGTCCATATACCACGCTACACATTCGGTCTCTCCGTCGTCGTCAATCTGCGTAAACCATACTTCCTTATAGGTGTAGATGGAGTTAGCAAGTTTCGGAGTCATGCGTACGCGTCCGCAGCGCTCCATGATTTCGTCGCGCTTTTCTGGGAACATATTTATAATCTGTTGCAGGGTGGCTTCTCGTAGTTCGGAGATAAATAGCGGATTGTCACCTTGACGGCAGGATTGGTCGAATATAATCTTTTCTGGGTCAATAACTTGCGGCACGATGTCGTCTAGTTCTGCGTCATAGTAGAGTTTAATCACGCCCACATAATTCAAAAACATAGAGCGTTCTACCTGCTCTATTTTCTTTGCTAAATTGCACCTCTGGGAGTGGACGTTAAGACCCCATTCCAACTCCTCTGCCATAACTTTAGCCTGCGTCGTGTCATTTTCCGGCAATACTTCTGCCGATGGGTCAGACGATGTGGTATAAGCCGTGATGGTCTCTGTTGCAACAAACAATTCGTTGTCGATAAACGGCACCTGATAACTGTACAATTTAGATTTTTCAATCTGCTTGCCTAGGTAGTAGGCTTGGTTGCGTTTTCGTTTTTCTTTTAAGTTGTAGCCTGCTGGGTCATTCCAAAACGCTTGCGCCTCTTTTTCCCAACGCTTAAAGTTTTGTATTAAATCCCTGTCGGGTACCGATAGCGAAAGCACCGGCAATTCTTGTTTCAGTCCGGTTTCCTGTTCGCTCATTTTATCATTTTCGCTATTCATTGTGAATCTCCTTTAGCCTATTATAACATAAACGCAATACTTATTACAATAGAGGTGAAAGGGCGACTATTCGCCGCCCTTGTAGTTTTTCGCGATTAAATCGCGCTGCCATTTCAGGACAGCCACCGTTGCTGGGCATTTATCTTCCCATATCTCGATAAGCAAGTCTAACCTCTGCTCGCAAGAGTCATGCACTACGTCAATAAGCCCCTCACGTTCTCTGCGTACAACCTCCTCGTATGCCATGCGACACTCTCGCCCATTCGGACAAGGTATGTCGTGTATTTTCGAGTGAATCAGGCTGTGCAGACTATCGCGCGGAATCATCTTACCCATATACGGGTGGTTGCGCAGCGCTCTCGCGTAGCCTTGGCTCCAGTGCCTACGTTGATAAAGCAGGTGGTGGAAGTCCTTACCATAACGACTCGAGTTGCCCCTCTTTTTGCGTTTCTTCTTTGCCATTCATGGCACCCCCTTTCGGCTATATTCAATGTACGTGGAATATAAAAAACTCTTATTCCAACTTGCGGGCTATTTCTGGAATAAGAGTTTGTAAATACAGTCACAACCCCGACACTTATGCTCTACGACATTCATGCCAGCGACAATCTCTCTGTGTTCGTCCGGCGCATAGCCCTCGCCGAATATCACCGACTTTACGTCGGAGTTCACCTTGCATAACAGGCGTTTACAGTTTACGCAATATATCTCGCGCAACCTCGGTAGGTTGTCTTCATATAATAAAATTGTGATTGGTTTATTACGTTCCATAAGCACTATTATACCACAAAAAAGCGCCCTAACTGCGAGGAAATGGGCGCTTTCTTAATAGTGGAGTTATTTTTGGCGTTTAGTTAAATGTTTATTTTAAGTGAGTAGGACAAAATCTAGAAATGTCCTACATAGAGTTTATTGGGAGGTGTGTTGTCGGGTTCACCAGCGACCCGACACATCTTGTGTAAGGTGCTAGGTAAAAACGATAGAGGTTTTTACTAATTCCAGTGTAGCATACCGTAAGCGATTTGTCAATGGGTGCGCCAGTCTCCGCTATTGTGCCGGTTGGCTTTACGCACCATCTCCGCAGGGTCTATGCCGGCGTCACGCATTGTATCACCAGCCTTAATGCCATACGTAGGCTTGCCGACGAGTTCTGATTTATGTATGAGTTCTCCGGGCTTCCGCTCTGATAGCCAGCGCAAGCCATAACTCCAGCCATCGTACGGGTTAGTGAGTTCGTGGTCTGTATCTACGTCTATCTCCTCTTTGCGTGTCTCATCGTACACTAATTCTGGCAGCACTCGAATCAGATTCGCGCAGGACTTGAATATCTTTGCCGGTGGGTCTGCTTTCAAGTATTTATGCGTGGCGTGTTGTCTAATTGCACGTGAGCCTGCTTCTCGGCTAATCATTTTCATTGACGGCTGTTTATCTGGTGGGAGTTTGTTCAATTCCGCTATGATGTCGTCTATCGGCGAGGACTTGCCGTTCTTCTTGTCTTCCATATCGCTCGGGTATACAAAATAATCTATGCGCTGGTCGCTTGTTTCGAGGTAGTCGCGCAACTCTTTGCCCCACTCCGACGCTAGTTTCTGATTCCCTACCATCTCCTTATACGTCACCGGTCTACCATCTATGAGCGCCGTAAAATATATGGCTGTATCGTCTGAATAGCCCCAGTCCATGCTGATAATCTTCACTGCCTCGTTAAACTGCTTTGTGGTGGTTCCGATGTCTGCGAAGTTCGTTATAACGTGCTTGGTTCTGTCAAACTCGGTAAATACCTGCCCTGCGAATACGCTCCAGTCGCCATGCCTCCATGCGTTGTATAATGCCTCGTCGGTGGTCTTCAAACCCTCGAGCATTTTTACGTACGTCGGGTCGTTCTCGGTCAATATCGGGTTGGTGTCAATCGTAGCCGGAATAAAGCAGCGCCACGTCTCCTCTATCTTGTCGTATATCTCGTTCCATACGGTGACTCGCTTCACGCCCTTAATATCAGTCCAAAAATACTGCCTCTGCCACCATTTCACGCGCACGGATTCAATCAGTACGTCTCCATTCTCTAAATCAGTACGTGTAAAATCGTCAGACTGCAAGTCCACCGGCTCCACGAATCGACGCTTGACCCAGCCCATGCCTACACCGCCCGGGTTGGCTGTTAATATCATTTGCGGGTTCATTTCGGGGTAAATACTACGGCACGACGACATAATCTGCTTGTACAATAACTCGCTCGGAATCTGCGTCAACTCCTCGATACCGATACGCGAGAACTGCTGACCCTGATACTTAATGTATGAGGTCTTATCGTGCAAGTGACCGCCACGAATCATAGCGCCTTTGGCTCGTAAAGCATTAGCACCGAATCGTAGCACCATCGGATTGCGCCGCACAACAACATTGGCGTACTGGTACATCTCCTCGCACCGTACGCAATAATCCGTGAGGTCGTCTGCGTTTTTACGCAAAACTAACCCCTGATAACGTGGGTTGTCTATTCTCTCTGCCATTGTAGCGATAGACCATTCTGTCTTGCCCGGACCCCGAGCGCCGCCGAATAATATCTCCCTATATTTATTCGTCAACATCGCTAACTGACACGCTAAAGTCTGCGGACCCGGCAACGGTGTCCAATACCCCGCCTTTTTAGCGGCTGCTATCTGTTCCTCTATCGTCATTATCGCTCCCCGGTATGAATATACCCTTGATAAAGCCCGCCTTTTCTTTCTCCTCCATGTCTGCGCTGACCGTGACTTGCGTTTGTGCTGGTGTGCCGTACACTTGGTTAATCAGACTCTCTATCGTTTTAATACGCTGGTGTGCTGGTAGCGGATTTCCCTCGTCGTTTACGTCCACTCGAATACTCATTATAATATCTGCGATTGACTTCTCGAACTCTGGTGCGTTTGGGTCGTCAATTATGGTTTGTAGTTCCTCTTTCTTGAGGGTTATCATGCGCTCCATCTTATAGCGCGGGGTGTCTTCTTTCTTCCATGCCCCATTATGCCGTGGGTTCCCGTTTGGCTGCCCGAATCTTCTGTCTTTTGGAGGCACTACCCCATTTATCGGAGAACCCTTTTCTTTCGCCTGCTCTGTGGCGATTTTAGTCTCATTTTTCATGGCTGATTGCCTTTCTTGTAAAATGTTAATGTTAATCCCATTATACCACGAAAAAGCCACCCTCGCAGTTATTTTAGAGTGGCTTTTTCGACATAGATAAACTCTCAACGTTTATTGTGTTCATAGAACGCGGGGGGTGTTCCCGCAAGGTCATACACATATCACCCGTACCCGAGTTATCACTCACGGACGCCGGATTCTGGATTCGCCCTAACGGTGCGCCTACAATCTCCGGTGGGGTACATTATTATTGTATCAAACCGAAAGCATTTTGTCAATACCTAAATTGTAAATATGTTGCCTTTTTCTAAATTGCACGATTTATGCGCAAGTTGTAGGTTGTCCATGGTTGTTGCACCGCCCATAGAACGCGGTATAATGTGGTCTAGCGTTGCGTCTTCGTCTTTTTCTATCTTTTTACCACATATAGCGCAGATTCCTCCGGTCTTGAGCATGAGTTGCGCTCTGATAAACTTCATGTGCCGTTGGTCTGCGAGCATTATGCCATAGCGCACTTTAGCGCCCGGTGTAAACTTTTTCTTCATTGCGCCCTCCTCCGAAAAGCAATTTTATATCAGCGTTATCTCCAAACACAAAATCACTGTAATCATTCATAGTGCAGGCTATAAACATCACGTTTCCACCTGTTGCTTCCACTTCTTCTATATGAGAGGCTTCAGGAATAAACCTAAACCCTTTATCTTTCAGCCGTTTCCAAGCCTCGAGTTTTTTCACGGCTTTTTTGGCTTCTTCTTCAGTTGCGAAGTAGTTGCCGATTTGCTTGCACATCTCCTCATTAACAAAAGCGCCAACCGCCCTACATACCAACACTCCGTCTTCGTCAATCACCCAATAATGCTCTTTCGGTTCTTCGACATCTTCCCAATGCTCGCCAACTTCTCTCAAAGTTGTATAAACCGCCAAAACATTATCATTCTTATCAAGAACATTATAATTTTCATTCTTGTTGGCATATAAGTAGCCTGTCTCCCCAGTACAATTGTTCATGAGTTTTTTCATATTTCCTCCTTAAAATATTTCATTGTCATTGAATCTTGGGTCGCGCCAGTACTCCTCGACAAACTTCTCTGCTTCTGCTGCGCCGTAGCATACTTTACATTCGCAGCAACCGGATTTCTCGTATATTTTACCCCATCTCCTCTGCTCTGGCGTGGTAGTAGAACCTCCGCCGCGCTGCCGTTTCATTTCTATTTTGAGAAGTTGGTAGTCGTCTATCTCTCCGTCGCAGTTGTATATCGGTACCCATACCTCATAATCCCATACTCCGCGTGATAACCCCATCTTCTGCAACTTCCGTGCGCGTATGGCTGCGTCTTTTTTGCTTGACCTGCTCTCATTCGGAATATGCGTGTGGTCTATGCCACGTGCTTTGAGCCAGTTTGAGAACTCTATACACTCGTCGTCCTCGATTGGCACGTCTTTCTTCGTTTTTTTGGCTGTGCTACGCGTTTTTTGCGGTCTTGCCGGCGTTTTTCTGCGCACTGCGGGTCTTCGCACGGTTGATGGCATTTTGCCTCCTCTCTCGGCGTTTATTCACGTTGTCCCACGCAGATTTTGCGTCTTTGGACACGTGCCAGCGCGCCGTGTCTAGTAAAGTTTGTGGTCGTGGTTTATGATTTTTCATTCTTCCTCCTTTGATTGAGGCACTTCTTTCGCGTCCTCAATAGCAAACTCTATCGCAGATATGGTTTTCAAATCGTCGCCGATACAATCCAAATCTTGCCTAGTCACGCTTGCGCCGTGTTGTAAACGATACCCAAGTTGGTATGAATAGTTGCGCAGGATTTTTCCTAATGCGCGTTTGTCGGCTTCGCATAATTTTATCGTGTAATACATTATTCTACCCTTTCCATTGCGTCAATCGGTACCGCTCGCATGGCTATAATCTTGCCTTGTTTCGTTTCCATGCCCTCTATCGGTGATTGACATATTACTTTATTCGATACGTGGTAAACCCCCTTATAGGCTCCGTGCAGGATTTTTACGTCCACGCCCTGCCCTGCCGGAAGCCTGTATCTCGCTAGTAGCACGACTCTATCGCGATACCTCGGCGCTCTTATCTCTATCATTACTACCTCCTATGATTTCGATAATCTTATCAAGTTTTAACGATATTTCCGCCAATTCTGGTTGAATAGGTGCCACACCCGCTACTATTCTGATGTCATTGCCTTGCGCTCTGAAAAACTGCTCTAGTTGCTCCGCCTGCATTGCCAACGTTCCGTCCGCGGCTAAAAACTCCATTCTACCTACTGGCTGTCCACTCTTACCATCTATCATGTAAAATCTACAATTCTGCGGTAGTTGTGGTATTTTGTTATTTTCCATCTCTAGTTCCTTTCTGGCTCCGGCTATTGCGCGCGGAGATTTCCTTAAACAGTTTCGGGTCTCTTTCTTTCAGAACGGCGAATCCGACATGACCGGTGCCGTTCTTCCCGCCTTTACGACCCCCCTCTCGCATACGACGGCGACCCTCCTCGCTGATTACTCTAGTCTTCTTCATTGGCATAGCCAGCCCTCCGCACCTCGTAATACTTGTCGAAGCCGGGCATGATTTTGCGCATTGACGCTACTTCTCCGGCTGTGAACCAGTCTCGGCGAGAGTTGTCTTTGCCGACATATTGTAGTTTCAGTGCGTGGTCGGTTTTGATAATGAGTTTGCCTGCGATTGGGTCTTTAAGCAGCACATTATACACTGGTTTCTTTCCGCGCATTGCGCATTTAGTGATAATGATTGTGCGCGTGACTGCATGAGTGATAATTTCTGCCGCCCTAGCACGTCCGTAGTTTTCTACGAGGTGGTGGCAACTTACGTTTGGATTTGTCATGTTATTTCTCCTCTATTACTTCCGCTTCCGCGGCATTGTCTTGTTCTTCTGAACTGCCCATCATAGCGTCCACGATTTCCATGTTCCGTGGGTTGTCGATATAGTCTCCGTCGCTGTCCGCTTGGTCTGCCTGTATTGCTCTTGCTAGGTCAGAGTCTATTTCCAGAGGCGCATAGCGATTCAATAAGAGTTTGAGAACTGTCTTGCTAGCCATAGCCGCAAAATCAGTCTTCCATACCGACGAACTGCTTTTATAGGTTTTCGAGTATTTAGCCCCGTGAGCCTGCAATTCCTCTACGGTCATGTAAAGATTCTTCTCGAACCCGTTTAACAGTTTGAAATAAGCCAAGTAGCCGACGACCGGTTTTTTATTCCTCTCCGCGTCGTCCTGAATCCACTTAAACTCGAACTCACCTGTCATGAGGTCGCGAGAAACAATCTCTCCCTCGCGTACGTCCGTAGTGTTTATCGTCTTGAATAAACCGGAACGCTGCGCGAGTTGTACATAACCTTTCCAGCCGATTTGGAGTTGCGGGGTATTCCCATAAGGAATCACCCACGCCTGCCCCAAGTCTTTATTCACTGGAAGATTCATGCTGGCTGCAACGAGACACGCGTTGAAAATGTCGTACGGGTTGCAATTCTCAAAAGCCTTGTTGGAGTTCACCAGTGATGTCACAGAAGTCATGAATTGCGGCGTTCTGCGTCCTAGAGTCTCCTCAATGCGCTTATTAAACTGCTCGTTGTGAGCGAGAGTTGCAACAGTGACCTTTTTCTGCACTGCGTTTTCGTTAGCCATTGTCTCTCATTTCTTGCGTTATTGTTAATATACTACCATTGTATCATACGCTTATGGTTTTTGTCAATACTATTGCGAGAAGTCTCCTAATTCTAGCCACTCGGTGAGTTGGAAGTTTGGAATCTTGCTCTCGCGTTTATTCCACTCCTTAATCTCTTTCACGCAGGCGTTGAGTTTATCAAGCCCGTGTTCGACGTATTCTTTCGTCACAGTGGCGTACTGCACACGATATGGAGGCACCACTTCCGCTACGCAGAAGATATACTCCACAAAATCCATGTCAGATAGCAGATTCTTTCCCATCGACGCTGCTGCCAGCGCGGAGTAAACCGCACATTGCAGGTCGTAGTGATTCCGCATATTCGTCCACTTAAACATATCGAACTTCGATGTGGTTTTGAGGTCGAGAATAGTCAATTTCTCGTTGTTCTCGTAAAAGCGAATCGCGTCGGCTTTGGCTCGCATTGGGATTCCCTCGAGCGTCGCATACATTTCTACTTCGTGTTGTATCTTCTCCCCGTAAAGATATTGCTGCGAGTATGGGTGTTCCTTGATATTCTTTGCGATGTCGCCTATCATAAGTTCTTCGGCTTCGGTCAATATGATTTTACCAGCGTCTATTTGCTCCTGCTTCCATTCCCGCGCTGCCTTTGTGCGATAATCTGGGTATGGGCTGACAACATATTCGCCGTCTCCGCCGAGGACGCTTTGATGTACCAAACTGCCTATGTCAATCGCTTTAGACTCGGGAGCGGGCAACATTCCTATCTTCTTTGCAACCGCATAATCTATACCGGAATCTAAAATGACTTTCATTTGCGAGTACGACCACTCCGGTCGTTCGTGGTACGCTGCGCGTTCCGCTTTAACTTTTTCGCTTGTCATTATTTCTCCTTTCTTGTTAATGTTCTGATTCTATTTTATCAAACCGAAAGCCTATTGTCAAGACGTTTTACGATATAATTCGCAGAACTTCTTTGCTATGGCTGATAATCCGTTCAATTTGTGGTGGCAGATAAGTTCTATATGCTCTCTCGGAATCACACGCTCTACGTCTACGCAGATGTCTACGTACTCACCATAACCGAACCCGACGTGGAATATCACCGAGCCACAACTAGGGTTGATTCTCTTTTTAATGATGTATTCCGGCGCGTCTTTGTTTTCTCGGTGCGTGTATTCGACTTCTTTTTCGTATGCGTCGTCTGCTAGTATAAGGTGCGCTAGATTCGTCATGGTGGCTGTAAAGTCCTGCCATAATCCGTCCATTATATTGCGCTCCTCCCCGTCCATGTCTGCAACGGAGAGAGGTAAGTTCATATCGTATTCAGTCATCGACTTGCACCTTTCCGTATTTATGTAGATTTGTCAGCATATCTGCCACCATGCTACGTATTCGGTGCGGTGGCAAGAACCCACCACATCGTACCACGTCGTATTCTACATACATTGAGTCAGGATTGTCTATTTCTCCATCTTCTTCGAGGTGCATTAAGTGTACACGCAGCGCGTATTCTTTGCACCCACCACCCAAGGAAACACTGCCTTTTGAAAGTAATAGTGCTGGGTATGAACTGTTGCATTTTCTAACCATAACGTCGAGTTTGTCTTTATCGTAAAGTTCTTTTTGCTCATCGGTAAGTTTTTCGTAAAACTCTTCCTCCGCTGCCGCTATCATTGCCATAATGTCTTTATGACAATTCATATCTGCATAATCCATAATTCCTCCTTATTCGTTCCACGCTCTGTGGTGGGTTAGTTGATATTGCTCTGGTGTCATACCGGTACTGGCGACACACATTTTCGTAATTGGGTCGGTAAACTTCTCGGCGAGTTTAGCGAATCTGGCTTGCTGCGCTTCGTAGAAAGTCTTTAGACCGCGTACCTTTATTTCTTGTCGGTTGCCGTTGTAATAACGTGCTTCCTCGAATGAGTCGCAGAGTATTCTCGCTCCCCATACTTCAATTTTTCTTTTCATAGTTTCTCCTTTCTTGCTTTTTCTATGATACTTTCATTGTATCAAACCGAAAGCCTATTGTCAAGCATTTTGCACAAAAAAGTCACAATTTTATGTGACTGCCTCTGTTATATTGTTGTATTTTTTACAACATTAAGTTTACGCGGCGCGAGTCCATCTAGCCAATCAAAGTATTCGCGTACTTGTCTGGTAATGGTGCCGTTCCCTCCGTTTTTATGGTACCTCGCATATTCAGATTCGATATTGTCTCGATTCTCCGGCATTTTCTTTAGTATTTCTACCCTTATAATGTCTTGAGTTATCATGTTTTGGATTGACGATTTAGCGGCATTGCGCTCGTCGCGCCGGCGCTGCTCCTCTTTATCTCGGCGTCTCTGGCTATTCTGGAACACAGAAACGACAATGGTAGTCATTGTCGGGACGATGGCTATTAAGCCGAGTATTATCTGGAGTGTTTGTTCGTTCATAAGCCCATTATACCACCAATTTCATTAAAAGGTGAAAATGGTTGTGTTTTTCGCACTTTTACACACGAAATCCACACTTTTTAGCAAGTTATGCACAAGTTTTCCACAGAAAAACATAAGGGGAACAACAGAGGCGAAATGTTGAGTTTTCCACAGACCCTACTACTACTATTAGTATTACTTATTAGAAATTAGATTAAAATAGCACAAGCGTTTCAAAATGTCAATGGGTGTGTTTTTTTTACAACATAAACCCCAGTTAAAAAATTGTTGTGGTAATTTTTTGTTCAATGTGATAGAATAGAGGCAAGCCCCTAATTAAACTCCTTTCTTGCGTTTCTTTGGGGGCTTTCCACACGGCTCGGAGCCGATTTTTTGTTGTTGACTTTCGGAATTGCTTGTGGTAAACTCGAAATATGATAAATAACGCACGAAAGGAGAAAAACTATGCCAGCAATTAAGGCTTCCTCGCTCGAGTTGAGATACGATGTAATCGTAGTCAAACCGTTGCGTGGTAATAGCGACATCGTTCGCACAGAGAAGAAATACGACCGGCACGGATTCGGTGAGGTCATAATTGGGAACCCGCAGGCTCTCACGAGGCACACGGGAAAGTTCGATAAGTCCGGATTCGCAAAGACCGAATATCGCTCTGTCAATAAAGGAGACCTCGTTGTGTATGACGACAGCGACGCAATAGAAGTGCCGTTGCAGCTAAACGACGAAGAATCACCAATCATGGTTGAGTTTATCGAGGTACACGACATTAAGGCTATCGACCGACGAATCGTAGTGCTAAAGGAGGAGAAATAATGGGTCACCAATTATACACTCGTGAAATCGTAGAGGGAGACAAACTCCGTGAGGGAATCACTAGAGGAGTAGCAAAGGTGTTCAATGTAGCCTCCGCCGCTTATGGCGCAGCGTCCGGCAATGTAATTATCGAGAACCGCGCAGACGCTCCAACTATCTCACATGATGGCGTGACTAACATAAACACGCTCGAAGTAGAAGACGCGGTAGAGGACATCGCAATCTCCGTAATCAAACAAGCGTCAAAGCGCACCAATGATACGGCAGGCGATGGCACTACTCTGTCGGCTATTCTAGCGTATCACTTATACCAGTATGCAGAGAAAACCCTAATCGGCGAACGTAAAATGACACGCTCCGAAGCGGCTCGAGAAATCCGCTCGTACGTTCCGTCCATTTTATCTAGCATAAATGCTCGCACCAAGTCCAAAATCGACGACCGCAACCTACGTGGCGTATGTGAAATCTCCGCAGGAGACGAGGGGCTAGGCGCGCTCGTATATGACGTTATCTCTCACGTAGGGGAGTTCGGAGGCGTAAACGTAATCTACACCGGAACCTCTGAAACCTCCGTGGAGTTCGTAGACGGCGTGTACATCGAAGCAGGCGCAGCCGATGAAATGTTTTTTAACGACCAAACCTCTAAAGAATCAGTCTTGCGAGAAGTACCGGTAGTGATTCTGGGCGCAACTATATCGAGACAGGACGAAATCGTGCCTATTATCGAGAAACTACACGCCTCGAGAGCGAAGCAGGTGCTGATATTCGGCAACGTGATAAATGACGCGCTCAAGTTCTTATCTACGCTGCCAAAGCCCATGCTGGACATTATGGTAGTCACTCCTCCGGCAAACGCTTTCTCAAATATACTAGAGGACGTGGCATTGTACACGCAGGGGCAGGTGTTCCGAGGTGAACCGAAAGACTGGGAGCCTACCATGTGCGGTAGCGTAGACAGTGCTACTATCACGCGTAAACAGACCACCATTATCGGAGGCAAAGGGGCAGACTCCAAGGAACTCAAAGAGGCTATCGAGAAAATCAAAAAGCAGCGCGATTCCGTGGCGCCAAACCATCGGCTAGAATACGAGAACCGCATTGCGAGATTGACCGCTTCCATTGCTAATATCTACGTAGGCGGCAATTCCGACACAGAACGTAAAGAAACCCGTCTCCGCATTGACGACGCCGTGTGCGCGGCTAAAACAGCCCTCACAGGCGGTGTTGTGGCTGGTGGTGGTGTATGCTTGCGCGACATCGGCGACGAGCGTAAACTGCCGTACCTA